CCAGACTTATAAGCCCACAGGCAAGTGCCAGCCACTACCTGGCGGCGCGGTAATTTCACACCCTGCAAGTCAAGCGGCGAACCGAGCTCGAACTCAATCGCGGCCGGCGTCTCGTTGGCCTTGCGCGTGATGATCCAGGTTTCAACCGGGTACTCTTCTGCTGGATTTGCAGTTGGGTTGCCACCAGCGAAGTTCGCCGCATCCAGGTACTTGACCAGCGTTCGGCGGCGCTTGAGCTTCACCCCCAGCAAATCCTCGTATTGCCTGCACAGCGCCGACACCGTTCCGCCGAAGTTACCGACTTGAAGCTGTGGCCGGGCCGGCGATCCTTGACTTGGCGTAGCGAACTCTTGGGCCTTGATCGGCCAAGGTGTGTAAGGATTCCCCTGCCAAGCAACTGACCCAAGCGTTTCGTTCACTCCGGCGTGAAAGCGCAGCGTCTGGTCGGGCAGTACCAGCTCAAACCCCTCCCAGATCACCAGCCCCTTCGCCAGCGAGAGCTGTCCCTGTAACTCGCTCATTCGAATACCTCTTCAAAAGTAGCTGATAGGCTAGATGCGCCATAGGCGATATCGCCGCGCGTCCATTCCCGACAAACAAAAACCCCGGCAGATTGGCCGGGGTGGGTGTAATGGAAGGCTTCGACGGCGCCTCGTGCGGAGAGGAAATCGTCGATTTCTGCGATCACCTCCGTTCTGTTCTTGAACATCAATGAAAACTTGCGTGGCAGGCGGTTGATGCCGGACGCCTGCCGCTGCTCATAGCCGTCACCGAACTTGATGACCTTGACGGTCGGAGCAACGGCTTTCGAGGCGTCATAACCCGCTCTCCAGGTGAAAACCTGCATGATTTCTCCTTAGGTGAGTTGCCCGCCGTTACGGCGCTGTCGGGCTATTTCTTGCTGCGCGACAGCCTTCATGGCTTCCGCCAACTTCGCAGGATCGGGGATTGTGCTGGCCCCGTTGTCAGCCGCATCGATGTAGAAAGTCATGGTGATCGGTGTTGCGCTGCTTCCGCCGCGAATACCGAGTCGTCCCTGCGAGTCGCGGGCAAGTGGCACAATCGCCTCAGGCCCAGCCTCACCCATCACGCCAGTCTTGCCACCGGCCATCCCGAAGGCTGTCGGCTTACTGACAACACTGTCGGTGAAGGCCCCGCCGTTGGCGAACATCTGCACGCCGCCGGACCAGGCACCGCCTTTCGCTTGCGGAAAGTACTGCGAGGAATAGCCGGCCTGCGATGCTCCTAACGAACTGGAAGCCCCTCCACCAAAGTAAGAGCCTGCGGCAGAAGCCGCCAAGCCGAACAACCCGCTCAGCGCAGACGAACTGGCCTGCCGCACCGCGATACGCGCCATATCCGTCAGTACCGACTTCGCGAAGTCAGCAAACGACAGCTTCCCAGTCATGGCGAAGTTGACGATGGCGTCTTCCATCGAGCTGAAGGCGTTGGTGAACAGGCTTTTGGTCTGCCCCGCAACGTCGCGCGCCGACTCCAGGTAGTTCTGCCACGCCGAAGATGCGCCAGCGCTCCAGTCACCCTGGGCGGCGGTCATGTCGTCGTAATTGGCCTGCACGGTGTCGTGCAGATCTTGTTGCGTAGCCTTCAGCGCTTTCAGCTTCTGGTTGTACTCGTCCAGGCTCATACCGCGCGAACCGTCGCCATACTGGTTGGCCAACTCCAAGCGCTGCTGATTGAATCGATCATCAATACCGTTTTGCTGATCCGTCAGCCCGCGTTGCCGGTCTCCTTGACCAAGGCTGGAAGCGGCGCGCAATCCTTGCTGTCGAAGCGTCTCGACTTGTTGCTGCAGGGCGCTGGTGTACGTGTTGACAGCCAAAGTCTGCTTGCGCAGCCGGCCCTCTTCGTTGGTGGCGATGATCGCCAGTTCGCTGTCGCTGTCTTGCTGCGCCTTGACCATTGCGGTGCGAGCATCCGCGATCTTCTGGTCGATTTGGATAATCTGAGCACCGGTCGTGCTCTTCTTAGTCTTGGCTGCTTCGAGCGCATCGATTTCAGATTGGTAGCCTTGGGCAACTTCGTCGGCCTGCTGCTTCAACAGACTGACGCGCTGCTCCGTGTAACTCGCCTGGCTGATCACTCCCGCGCGCTGGGAGGCTTCCAGTTCCTTCTCGGCGTTTTTGTAATAGGCCAGGGTCTCGGCGAGAGCGTTCTTGGCGTAGTTGAAGCCAGTAGTGTCGACACTGCCTGCGGCAGCAGCTGGATCCTTGTTCTTGTCCTTGATGTTTTGGATGGTTTTGGCAACAACATCAGCCCGCACAGAGGGATCATTGGGAGTTGCCTTCCGGATCGCCTCTACATCACGCAAATACTCCTTGATGAGCTTGTTACGCTTTTCTTCATTGGTGAGGTTCGAATCGCTCAGCACTTTGACTCGGCGCTGCGCGTCCTGCGCCTTGTCCTGGGTCTGCTGATACAGTCCTGCGGCAGCGGAAATTGCTGCCTGGGTATCCCGTTGCTTGGTAAGGAAGTCCAGTTCAAGCTGAGAGTTTTGCAGCTTTTCCTTGGCGTCGGTGTCGCTGGGATCGGCCGCAACAGCACTGCGCGCATACGCAACCTGCTGACTGAGATCGGCAATCTTTTTAGCCGAGTCTTCGGCGCGACCAATGTTGTTTAAGGCGTCCAGAGTCTTTTGTGTTTCTGTCGAGACCCCCTTCCACGCCCGCTCCCACAGACTCAAGTTCGCCGTGATTTCACTGGTGCGCGTTTTGATTGTGTCGGCATAGGTGTCAGTCAACAGTTTGGTGGCGCCGATGGTGTCGCCCTGGTCTTTCAGCGCGGCGATCTGCGCATAAACTGAAGCAGTCAAAAAATGGTACTGATCATTCAGCGACCTCGCCGCCGCAACCGGGTCTTCCGCGATTTTCACGAACTCAGCGACGGTCGCATCCACCGATTTCCCAGTGGCTGTCTCCATTGCTAGGGCTGCTTCGGAGATCTCCACAAAGCTGCCGCTCGCTAGCTTTCCACTTCCGGCCAGGGTCGCTAAGACTTCCGCGGCAGCGCCTGTCGTGCCCACAGTTGCGCTGATCTGCCGTGCCATCTCGCCGAGTATGTCGGCATTGGTGCCGGCAAAGTTGCCAGTGAGGGTCAGCGCTTTGTTGTACTCGCTCGCTTCTTTGGCACCTTGGTAATACGCGTTCGTGAGAACAGCGATACCGGCAGCTGCCAATGCAAGAGGCGCAGCAATGGCTGCGAATCCGATCGCGGCACTTCCTGCTCCGGCCCCAAGTTGGGCAACTGCACGAACGCCACTACCCCAGTCCCCGGACGACAACGCGTTGCCGAGTTGGACGACATTTTCTTGCGCCTGGCGAGTGCCGAGGCGCAACCGATCGAAACCAGTGGCCGTTTTCTCCAGCGCCGCGTAGTTGCCGTCGATCTTGCTCAGCGCCGAGTTGTACTGGTCCTGGCTGATACGGCCGGCGTCGAGATGCTTGCCCAGTTGCTCAACCTGACCATCCAGTTTGGCCATGGCCGCCCGGGCCGGATCAATGGCCCCCAGCAGACTGTTCAGGGCCTTCTGTTCATCCAGCGTCGACTTTGCCAGTGCCACCTGCTGCTTATCCAACTGCGCGGTGATCTTGGTGAATTCAGCTTCACCATAGGCGCCGGTCTGGGTCAGCTTCGCCAGGCTGTCACGTTGCTTGGCCAGTTCCTGCGTGGAGGTCGCGCCTTTCGATAGCGACTTTTCCAGCGCCTCCATCTCTTTCATCAGGCCGACGGCGGACTGCTCAGCGCGATCACCAGCCTTGGTCAGCTTGTCGAGATCGGTCGCAGCGTTGGCGGCATCAGCCGAATCGACCTTGATGCCGAGTTCTGCAATGTTCATCGACTCACCTTGAATAAGTGCCCGTCTTCACGAGCTGTTGTCGCGGGCATCCGCCATAGCCGCGATAGCTTCAGATTCCATTACACGGATGTCCTGAAACACACCGGGACGGTCTTTCGCCGGGATGCCGACGAGCTTCATCACATTGGGCAAAACACCGTAATCGAGGCCGGTCGCGCCGCCTGCGCCTGTGCGCCACTGAGTTCCCATTGAGTCCATGACGAGAAATGACGGCCAGTTGTCCGGCCAGACCTCAACTGTTTCGTCGTAGTCCTCTGGCGAGAAGCCGAACATCGCCATCTGCTCGGCAGATCCTTCAGACTCATACAGCGCACGGGCTGCGGCGATCAGTTTCCCAGGCGGGCCTTGCCGAAGGCTTCGCTGTAAGCCTTCACAACGGCATCCGACACACCGATACAGCTCTTCACCAGCGCGGTGATCGACTCATCATTGAGCTTGTCGTTGAAACCCCAGGACACCACCAGGTCCTTGACTTGGTCGACGCCTTGCTCAACCTCCGCCGCGGTAATTTCCGTGAGGGTCGGTTCAGTACCCTTAAAGCGCTCGCCGATGGCCTCCGCTTTTTCCTTCCAGGAATCGAACAGTTCCGCCAGCTCGGTGCGGTCGCGATACTTGAACGTGAACGGCACCATGGCTGGCTTGCCGCCCACTTGAGGGATGGCCACGTCGACGGTGAACGTCGGCTTCGGCGCAATGGAAAACTTTGCCATGGGATCCCCTTAGGCGTTGTAGCGGGTTGGGCGAGAGGCGAACGACAGCGTGATAGTCCGCGTCATGATGTTGTTGCGGCTCAGCGTCGGGGTCGCCGTGATCGACACGTACGCGAAGTAGTAAATGGTCGCGCCGCCCGGGAGGTTCGCGCGGATCAGGCGCGGTTCTTTGTCTTCGTCCGCAGCTTCAACCAGCGCGACATACGCTTTGGCCGGATCATCCGCGACGGGCAGCGTCATGCTGCTGGCAGACTTATTGGTGGGCAGTTGACGGTCATCATCGTCTTCAAGGAAGCCGTAGGTGAGGAACTGTTGCTCGCCACCGTTCGCCGTCGGCTCGGTGATTTGCGAGATCTGCGTCCAGCCGGAAGCCTCACGCACGGTGCCCGCACCAGAGCCTGCCGGGTAGTTCTTCACGCTGGTGGTATCGATGCCTTCCGCAGCGAAATCGCCGGCGTCCGAATCGATGACCCGCGCTGGACGACCGCTCAGCTTGGCCCACGCGGAATCGATGACGATCACGTCGCCGTTGGCCAGTCCATGGGCGGCAGCCGTGAGCACTGCGGGACTGGCATTGCTGATGGCGGTGAACGCTTTCGGGGCGCTCATGGTGGCCGCAATCTCGAACGTGGTGCCGTTGGGAATCTTGACGCTCATGGGTTTTCCTCTTTGCAGAATCGAGTAGGAGACGGATTTACATCCGTCGTCCTCTCACACCACCGTACGTACGGCTCCGTATACGGCGGTTCAAATTATGCGATTAAGCCGAGTTATCGTATCCAGTATCGAGACCAGTC